CTTTATGACCGTTTCCCGCTGCATCGCAAACATGAAATAGATATTCAGCGGCAGGATCTCGTCTATAATGCTGTTTAATATATCTAAGCTGCCCGCATCGGTATTTATTTCGATAATCATTTCCATGTTTGCTATATCATTTAATATCGTGATGCCCTCCGAATAATTGGATAACATCGCCATTAACTCCGATAGGCTCATTTTGCGCCGGTTCATCATGGAAAGAATATATATTTTGCGATCGTCCAAACTCTGCGCCGCCTTCGGCGTTATACCTAACAGCTTTTCAAACCGCTGTACGCCGGTTTCATTTGCCGTAAACACAAACATATTTCTTATAACTTCATTTATTGAAACATTCAGCTTTGAAAACTCTATATCCTCTGCCTTTGCAATCTGCTGTATTTCCTTGATCTGCTTTATCACTGGAGGATAGTGGTTTAAGATTAAGGTCTGCATACAATCACACCCCTAACCGGTATTGCGTTCGGATCCAAAAGCAGGTTTTCCTCTTTGCCGTTTAACGCTGTGTCCTGCACATCAACGATCCCCTCCACGCTTGCGATTGCCGCGTTTACCCTTAATATTCTTACCGTTATATATTCCTCATTTTCCCAACTTTTCGCCAACTCCAAAAAGTAGTTATCTATTTTTCCTTGTATGCTCGGTAACAAATCCTCCCACACATAGCCGGTATCTATCGTTATTTTCGCCTCAATGTTTACCGTTTCCGATATGCAGGGGTAAATATCCACGATATGAAATATTGTCGCTTTCCCCTCACCCTCTCCTTGCTTTCCAATCGGATCTATAATTTCCTGCACATCTGAAACAAGCGTTTTGTTTGGCGTTTTATAGGTGCTGTCAAGAAAATAAATCTTTATCCGCTTTTCGTCTTGTGTTACGCGGTATATTTTGCAGGCTCCAACCCCCTCTATTTCGTGCATCATCGCTTTGTACTGTGCGCGGTTGCCGCCAAACGCCTGCGCCGCCGCCACAATAGAAATGTACCGCGCACGAAAAGCCTCCGTTTCTTCATCATCTCGCGCCGGTTTGAGTAGTTCTATTAGTTCCCCGCTGTCGAAACCGTCTATATACTCAATCGGTGTCAAATCTTCCTGCTTTATGTTTCCCTTTGTGCCGGTCTGTTCGCACATAAGCCGGTATTTCCTCGGCTCTATTTCTTCTGTGCATATATAGGTTAATTCCCCCGCCGAAAAGCGGGTATTTAACGCAATATCAATATTAAATTCAGCTTTCCAAATGGCGTTAGATGCCGGAAACGGTTCTATGCCTCTTTCCTTTGCCCTTAATATTAAATGCTCTCTGTCTGCCGTTTCCGCATACCCATTTTGATCTATCAAACCCAATTCGATATATGCCTGCTCAAACTCTGCGGCTGCGCCTCTAAAGGAATGATCTATAAGCGTTCCCTCCTCGGTGTTCGTGTCCGGATCTGTCGCTGCTTTCAAATCAATCATAATATTGTTTTGTGTCTTATCATCAAATAACATTATATCGCCCCCTTTATGCCGCTGCCGGTCTTGCGATCGCTTGGTTTATAAAATCTATATCGCCGTAAATGGTATTTGCTGTAAATGATACGGTTAATGTATCGCTTACCATGTTTACGCTAAATTCCGTTATGCTCTGTATGTTCTCATTTACAAGCAGGCAATCTTCCGTCATTCGCTGTGCCTCTGCCTCTATGTATTCCTCGGTATAAGCCTGCCCCAAAAGATCCTCAAATTCGTTGCCGTAATCCCATGTATAAATATAGTACCGGTAACGCGGCGTTTGCAGAACAAGCCATATCCACACCTTTATAGCCTCTTTCCCTTCCGCAATTTCGCCGGTTAGCTGTCCGGTCTTAAAATCTATGCCGTATTCTTTCGGCGGTTTTGTTTCTTCCTCCAGTTCTTCTAATTCTTCATCGTCCTCTATGTATGCCGGTAATAACAAACTCATACTTTACACCAACCTTTCCAAAATAATATAAAGTTCATCGCTGATCCGGTAAACTGCCACTTTATCGCCGTTTTTTAAAGGTGCAACAAATGTATTTTTATCTTTCTTTGACGGTGTATCATCGTAAACCGCATAATGATAACCGGTTTTAAGATGTTCGGCTATAAGTAGATCGCTACCCGATAATGTCAGCTTTCCGATCTTGCAGCTTGTCGCGCTTGTCATTACCCCTATTTGGATCGGCGCGGTATTATCCTTTTTCCCCTCATTCCTCATTACATTTAATAATTCCTCGTATGCGTTCATGCCGCGCCTCCTCTCTTTATTCCTCTGTTTCCTCGTATTCCTTGCTATCCATAACATTTTTAAAGTTTAATTCCAAATTCATTATATGGGTGCCGTTTTCCCATGTGTGGGTATCGCTGTCAATCCAAAACAGCCCATTTAATTTAGTTGCTTTGTCATAAACCTCCACGCCGTTTCCCGCAATGCACTTTAGATCGCCGTTTATTCCGTCAAGCGTTACCCGCTTTTCTATGCCTTGCAGCATATTCTTAGCCGCTGCCTGCGCATTTATGCCGCTTTCCTTTTTATAAATCTGCTGATAGATGCCGTATTTTTCTACCCATTTATCCTTCTTTACCTCTCCAACCTGCGCCCCTTTTTCATCGTAAATCTTTACTACATTTACCATGTTTTCTATTGTTTCCTCGTACTCTGCGCCCGTTATGTTGTATTCCTCTGCCAGTACAAAATTTTTAACTTTGGTTCCTTTTACCTCTACCGATAATTTGGATCCATTCATGCGGCAAATATATTTTTTTCCGGTCTGCTTTGCTGCCTTTGTATAGGCTTTCATAATAATATCATAGAATGTATCGCCGTCTATTATCATCTTTTTTATTGTCGCCTTTGTCGCTGCAATGCTGCCGGTCTTAATCTCTAAATCCGCACATACCTTTTTCGTAATCCTCTCTGCTGTTGTATCTGAAAAATTATATACGCCGGTACTTTTAAGCAAATGGTTTAGCAGATCATAACAGGTATATGTTACGGTTCCGGTTTCGCTTGTTTTCCTTGCGCTCTGCACTTCCCCGAAAAATATCAGATCGCCTCCCTCATATAGCTTTATTGCCTGCCCTGCGCCGATGTTCAGCTTTAAATTTTTTACATTCTTATCGTTTGGCGCATTGATAACCGCTATTTCTGCGGTACGCGCCGCCTGCGATACAGATCCTCCCCATGAAACGCTTGATACTGCCTGCGTTATATCGCTTGTATATACATATCCGTTTTTATGCCTAATCCATTTTATTTTCATACATTGATCACCAACTGTTGCCCTGGGTATATTAAGTTTGGATTGCCGCCTATAACCCCTTTATTTTGATTGTAGATCGCCTGCCAGTTCGCGCTGCTGCCGGTTAATTTTTTTGCGATCTTGCTTAGGTTATCGCCCTTTACTACGGTGTAGGTAGTGCTTTTTACTTCCTTCGCCGCCCGCTGTGTCGCCGCAGGCGTTACCTTTTTTGTAACCTTTTCTTTTTTCTTTGTGGTCTTTACCTTTACTTTCCGATACTCTTTAAACTCCAATGTGAAATTTATGTCTTTGGTGCCGTCATTTTCGCCCCATACAAAACTTTCTATTGTGCAATCCATATTAACCGGCGTACCGGTCATTGCAAGGCGCAACACGCCTTTATTTTTCATTTTCTCAATCAGTTTTACGCTTTCCTTCGGTGTCGGAAATGTTGTGTATTTGCAAAAACTGTATTTCTGTTTCGGAAAAAAAGAGGAAAAGGAAATATTTTTCAACTTCCTTTTCCCCAACAAATTTATTTCCCCTAGTGAATTTACAATTACCTGCGTGTTATTGCTTTCGCTTGTCAATTCGTACTCAGACGGCAAAACCGCAAATCTAAAGTTCTTTTTACCCTGCTTTAACCAAATTTCCAATTCTGCCGCCTCCTTATGCTGTGCCGGTGTTAAGTGCAATTTTCTTTAATTTGTACACCAATGCCGCCGCTATGCGGTCTATATCTTCATCGCTGCGCACCTCTATTTTGTCTGCCAATTTCTGAATGTTGATTGAGATAGATCCTGGTCCGCTCCGTTCTCCCTCTCTCCGCGCCATTTCCACGCTTTTGTCATGCGGGTATACCCTCGAACCTTGCGGAAGGTCTACGATCTCTCCGCCTCGGTCATGGATTACCGCCATGCCGCCCTTCCAGTTATCCGTACCTTTGTATAGCTGCGGTATTGTCGGTATGTTGATCCCGAATGATTTACCGCCTAACCCCGGCACCCAATCCGGTATTGTGACATTGATTTTATTTAAAGCTGAAATTGCGCCGTTGATGATGCCAATAACCGCGTTGATCGGTGCCTTGCAGATTGCCGCGAATGTGTCAAAAATGCCTTTAAAAATACTCTTTACACCTTCCCACGCCTGCCGCCAATTTCCGGTAAATACTCCCGAAATAAAAGTTATCAGTCCATCGAAAACAGTTAGTACCCCGCTTATGATTGATGTAATAACGTTTGCTGCTGCCGAAATCGCACCTTTAATCGCCCCGAACGCAACTTTTACCACCGGTACAATGATATTCATTGCTTTCTTTATGGCTCCCGCAATAAAATTAAATGCCGCGCTTGCTACTGCCTTAAACGCCGTAATTACCGCCCCCGCCGCGCTGCAGGTGCTGCTTACCTTTTTGCCGAAAATATTTGCTATTACGGTTGCCAGTGCCTTAACCACTTTCCCGATTGCATTAAATACGGTGCTGAATATCGTTTTTAATCCGTTTATGATACTGCCAACCCGCGTTTTGATATTGTTAATTGTTGCGCTGAATTTGTTCATATCAACGCCGCATCTGGTTAGCACATTCTTTATTGCATTGCTTAAAGCGGTAAAAATGCTTTTTACGATATTCAGATTTTTAAAGGAATTTACCGCGCCTTTTACAGTGTTTGCTATCAGCTTAAACGGTGCCTTTATGATATTTACCAAACCGGATAATGCGCCGCTTGCAATGGTTTTTAAGCCATTCAGCGCGCCCTTCCAATCGCCGGT